TTTTGGCCTGTTCGGAGCATCAACATCGGCAACCTTCATGCCTTTTTTCTCAAACTTTGTGATGACCGATTTTAGACCAGCCTTTGTCATCTTATTAAAATCTATTTTGACCTGGGGCATAAACATTGCTCCTTTTATATGATATAGATATTTTTTTTAGCTACATCACACATTTATTATGATAAAATTTCAACCTTTCGGGTTTCTGTTATCAAACCCTTGCCCACATAAAAAGCAAGGCCCATGATTGTTTCGGGATCGTCCAATCTGACATACTCAGCGAGCCTTAAGCCTTCCCGGACAACCCTGATTTCAGGATCTGTTTCAGCGGCTATTTCCATTGCCACTCTCTCCTCAAAGGTAAAGCGTTTCAAAAAATCCAACTTACTGATAGCCGGGCTTGAGGCTGTGGATATTGCTATTTTAGGCATTTTTGATCTCCTCATTAATGTAATTAATTTTTACGTCTCCGGCCTGATCCTGAGAATAATCGACCAAAAGCAAGGTGTCTTTTCCCCGACAGGGCGGCATGGCTTCCACAGCGCCCGGCTGGATGATAGAGATGTAATATCGATCGGAACTCACGGATTCCGGGACTTGATAGACTTTAACACGGCGGTTTGTTTCAGAATCAGGCAAGGTATAAACCAGGCCCTGAATGCCGTTAACGATGGGTAAATTGATAGTGTTACCTAATTCCATGTGACCTCCTTCTAATTGTTGTGTCTAACAAAATATTTTCAGTTGTTTTGTATCCATTACAATGCTTCATATAGCCAAGGAAGCTCATTACGCTCTGGCGAACCATTTCAAGAGAAATGATGCCCCTGGAACAAAGACTTGCAAGGTGAGAAAGGTGACGTCTGGCATTACGGATGATTCTTTTTCTGGGCAGGATATAATTTTTCCAAATACGATATCCGCAAAAATCAACTCCCCGAACAGCAGGGAAAATGGCCGTTTTAGGATTAAGCGTCAGCATGAGATTCTTGGTTAAAAACTCAACAGCTTTTTCCAACAAACTCCAAAGGGTTTTTTTGTTATTGTGAACGATGATGAAATCATCCATGTATCTGCAATAGAATTTAACCCCAAGATCATCCTTCATATAATGATCAAGTTGCCCTATGTATAGATTTGCGTATAGTTGACTTGTTAATGCCCCAACCGGGATACCACGCCCTTCAAACCCTGTGTTTTTTATGATGGTATTGCACAGGCTGAGGACTTGTTTGTCTTTGATGGTACGGCAAAGAATATCATATAAAGCATCATGGTTTATAGATGGGAAATACTTTGAAATATCAGCTTTCAACACATAAACCTTATCTCCATTCACGGCAGCTTTGCGCAAGAAAGTCTGAACACGCTTCACAGATGCGTGGAACCCCTTACCCCTTCGGCAGGCATACGAATCAAAGATAGTTTTTTTCTCAAACAATGGTTCTATAGCATCCACCAGCGCATGGTGCACCACCCGGTCTTTGAATGGTGGTGCTTGGATCAGCCTGTGCTTAGGGTCATAAACCATAAATTCTTTCCAAGGAGATGGTTCCCATGACCCCCATAGCAAATGGTTTTGAATATTGGTAATATTTTCTTCCAGGTTTGCAGTAAACCGCAATGTCCCAGGCTTATAACGCTTTCCTTTTTTAGCAGCCACGAAAGCGTTATAGAGATTGTCCCAGCCTGTGATCTCAGGCCATATATTATTGTACGTTTTAGTCATAAAATTCTTTCTTTTAAGATCCGTGCCACGTTCAGCGTTTAGGCCTACTTGCCGCACGGTCATGAGTTATCTTTTCTGTCCCTGGCGTTTGCCAGGGAAGAGGGATGACCGCCCCAAATAAAAAGCGCTGGATAAAATCCCATGGGACTCTAACTTCTGGCCGTATTGCTTGCCAGGCGGGAACCGTTGTTCGTGTTCGAGTTCGAAGCGTCGTTGTTCAGGTTCAGGTAGAACAAACCAGCCTGAGAACCGTTGTCCCAGTTGCCACCGTATTAAGCAGTCACCCGGTGTATTGTTTGTTTGCTGGATTTTATCCAGCCCCCTGCCATTTTACCTATCTCGTTGATATGTTTAATCCATATGCCGTATTTCCTTGTATTAATATATTTCATTGTGTGGGCCTTCCGAACCAGGCTTCTAAGATATTCGATTTCAACGTCAAGATCCTGAAGTGTGGTCTTTTTATAATATCGTTTAGCCGCCCGAACCGTTAGCTTCATAATAGTGGAATGGGTCTGTCTGATTTCTGCACAAAGTACAAATTTTTCATATTTTGGGAAATTGATTAAAGTTCCATGGGAATACGCATCAAGTTCCTCAAGTTTTGTTAAAATTGTCAGATCATCCAGGCCCATTGTTAAATCACCTCTTAATATTGTTAACCGCTGCTATCGCAGCTAAAACCAAAGCATCAGAAACCAAAAAACAAATCACACTTTTGCCAGGCGGGAACCGTCGTCCGGGCGCGAGTCCGAAGCGTCGTTGACCAGGTGCAGGCAGAACAAACCAGCCTGAGAACCGTAGCCCCAGCCGCCACCGTGATGACACACATTGTTTTCAGCCGAATCTGGAGAATATTGATAATCGCCAAATGATCCGTTGCTCTCTGTTGCATCAAAAGTCTCACCGATGAACAGCGTCCTCAGATCAAAACCAGTCCCAATATTTTCATGCATCCCGGTGATCCAGGCATCTGTTGTTGATGCCGTAACTCCTGTCGCAACATATGTTCCGTTGCCATTCTGATCAAAAACTTTAATCTGGTTAGCAGTATCGAACTGAAGCCCGTCAATCATGCAGTTAACATTGCCCCATAATTCATAAATACCGCGCCAAACCGCGTTGCTCGCGCCGGTGTTAACAGCCGCAGAAGATGCAGTGTTCCCAATACCGATTGTGCTTTGGACATCAGGACCACCGTTTTCAATCAGAATTAGCAATTGGATAGCAGACAGTTCATGAATGTTTGCCATATGGAACCCATCCACCCCACCAGTGTTTCTGGCAGTGCAACGGGTTTGCATAGTCGGAAAATCAATTGAAACCAGCGGTGCAACCCCGGTAGCCGATCCGGCTTTTGTCCCGCCGTCATTTGTGGCTTCATATGCGCCGTAATAAAACTGATCAAGCTCAACTCCGCCATCCATGAACGCTGATTCCAGAGAAAAGCCAGAGACAGGCTGATCGCTAACCCACCATGCTTTTTTGCCAGCCTGATCTGCGCCAGCCGCAACCGTGCCCTGTTTGGCATAAAATTTGGGAATCTTTACCATGGCCTGGCTGTCAATGGTGACATTCGAAATGTCACCAAAAACAGGATGATTATTAAAGAAAGCAGCATCCGTGGTTTTATTATTACCGTCCTCATCAATACGCTGAAATACTCCTGCTCCGCCACCGGAAGAAACCATGGCGATACCAACAATGTTGGCAAAAACGTTTTTGGTGGTAAATCTTGATTCAGAAGACCATTCCGAGAATCCAATATTTTCACCCTCATGCCGGACCCGGAAAAAATAATCGCTTTCACCCTCTTCAAGATTTCCTATAGGGACAATATGACTTTCTAAGTCCGTGCTTTCACCTGAGTCATACAGCGGTGTTGAATAGTCCCCAATAGCGGTTCTGATCTGCCATTGTGATACGGTATGGGATTCGCTGCATTGAATATAATCCTCAATCTGGGCATCTGGATCACCAATAGCCAGCTTCACATAAATGCGATCGCTACCGATAGTATCCTGATCTCCCCACGCCCATTCATCATTACTCAGGCTTCCCAATGTTCCTTCGGAAAGCAGGGCGCTATTAGCATACACGCCTATGGGTTTGTTTGTGGGACCACCCGCAGCTGAAAAATAATATTCGCCAGTTGTTGCGGGTGAGTCCGTCCATTTATCCGTTGCCCCATCACTCAGTGATATTAACGAAAAATCGGTTGTATCAAACGGACTTGATGAAAGTGACGGTTGCTCGGAAATGTCAACAGCACCTGCACCTGGGGACTGGTTGACAGGGGTGTTGACATATTCGAACGAGGCATTTGTAGTAAAGCTCGTTTCGGCAGACCATTCGGACCAGGCACCTTCGGTATCCTGTAGGCGCATACGCCAGTAGTATGCAGTGTTCTCAACCAACAATCCAGCCGCAACAGGCATGCCAAGGGCACCCGGAATAGACGTCCCAGAGTCATATACCGGAGTCGTGTAATCTTCAGAAACGGTTGTTACCTGTAACTGAGAAGCCCAAAGGGAAGATCCCACAACCGAAGCATAAGAAGCGACTGAAATAGTTGGGGTTTCTGTTACGCCTTCGGCAGTGTCCGCCGGACTGCTATTGACCGGCATTTCAGGTGGATGATGGGTACCTTCCAAACTGGTGTCAGCATGCACTCCGACAATATGGTGGATATCGACTTCACTGGTTGCCGAACCCGCCTCAATAGCTATCTTTATATCCAGTTCCCCCCGTGCGGGCACTCGGTATTCGACATCAATGATGCCGGTTTCGACATTTCTTTGCCATTCCCAAGTCGCTTCGGTCCATGCTTCATGCGAAGAGTCCTTGAAAAAAATTCTCATCAGCGTGTCATTATCATCCCTGCGGATGATGACTGCTTTGTCCGTATCTTCTGAACCAAGATCCATCGGCCCACAGAAATAGAGCCGCCCTGCCAGGGCCGTTGCTATCCCGTTTTCGATAGTGAAATTCGAACGGGTTACTGCTCCTGCGGAAAACGAGTTAACAAGGTTGGTAGTTGCAGTGAAACGGGTCGCTGATAAAATCTCTTCTACAACTAAAGATTCACGGTTTGTCCCGTCATCAATTACATATTCCTGGTCTACAACCAAATTGGCGGTGGCGTCCACGTCTACAGAGTTATCTCCTGCCACGGCCTGGACGACGGTCAAGTTAATATCATCAAGCAAGGTCCAATTCGGTGTCCAGAGTTCCACAGCCATGCGCAAGTTGCGGTACAGCCAGTCCAACCGCACGGCATCACTGACAGCCTGGGCACTGTCCAACTCAATATCACCTACACGGTCGCCAACGCTTACGACTTCGTTGACGACAGCCAAAAATCTGGCTGAAAATGTTTCTTCGCTTCCCATTGCCGTTTCCAGTTCATTCTCCACAGCTTCAGCCCGGCTATTCAGGTTAGCGAAGTTTTCATCTATCTCCACATACCTTGTGTTCCAAAGTGATGGAACCGCGTCGGGGTCTGTGTTCGGTATCGGGGTTATTGGTTCATTGGGGAGTGACATGTTTTTCTCCTTCCTAAAAATAGATCGTTATTGTAATCGGATATTCTTCATCGCTGTCTTTGACTTTTTTTGAATTATTCCGTAATGCAACCAGACTACCATCCAGGAATATCCCGAATTCACTGACTTCTTCGCCTACCAGCTCCGAGTCTTCCAATTTTCCGGTAATTTGGATAGACCAGTCATCCGGCATAGAAAAAACTTCTGGAGCTTTCGAAAGAAGACTGTTGTTCAGTTCTGTTTGGGCCGGGTCAAATGGCTTCGGAGTACCATCCTCCTCGTGCCCTCCATCGCCGAACTCAACAGTCAGCGGCCCGGTTGTCATTCTTTCAAAATACATTGCGGCCAGATCCGCTCGGAATCCATCGGTGCTGCCCTGATTAGCCATTTATACTTCCTCCATTTTGTTTCAAGCCGCCTTCACAGATGGCCAGGTTTCGCATTCAGGGGGCATAAGCCCAATTTTTCGTGATCCATCCAGTATTTGCGCCTGGTATCCTATCTTTAGACCATTTTCTAGCCGATTAAGCCCTACAGTGCCCAAATTAAGAGCGTTCAATTTTACAAAACCGCCCAATAGCCAAGTGCCATCAAGTTTTTTATCCGCGCCTACTGCCCAGCTCCCATCAAGTTTTCGCTGCACCACAATCAATGAGAACCAGGAGTTGTTTTTAAGTTGGAACCAGGGTTCCTGTGAAAGATCTGGCAACCCGGCTAAAACCGAAAACTCGGTACTCACTTCTGCGCTTGTCTGGGTTCGGCAATTGATTAACTGCCTTTCGGGCACAGCAGGAATCACCTGACCCACAGCCACATCGCCACTTAATTGCCATGTACCGTCAACGCTTATATTCAGAGCAGACCTGCCGAGCTTCCAGGAACCATCTAATGGATTTGCGCAATATAACGCCCTCGTATAAGTGCTGGCCTCCAATATCGCCTCGGTCTCTGTTCTTAATGACACAAACACCTCAAACGCCACATGATATGAAAAACCTTCAAATACTATATGCAATGGCTTTATGCCTTGAATCCGGTCTCTGACAGTATCAAGCAAAGACTGGCTTGATAAGGTAGCTAAATTAACATTCAGCCGACCTCTGGATGTCAAGAACACACCATCCGCCAACTCCCAGGGAGTCGTTGCGCTTACCTGCCAAGATCCGTCTAATGGCAACACTCTACCATCAATCCATGTCGGTTCAATTTCATCCGTAGTATAAAAAGCAGTCCCATATGCTTCGCCCCTCCTGGCATAAAGGGGTTTCCATTCGGCATCCACTCCAGTCGCTTTAATGACGCTACCAGGGGGATTTCAGTATCTTTTTGAAAGAGTTCAAGCTTTCTGAACGCTACGGATATGGGAATATTTTTATCAGGAAGATCATACTCGTAATACCCTCCCAATTCAGAAACAATTTCTTTTTGACCTTCGATGTCTGCAGCATATATAGACCGCAGGTTAATAATTTTTTCTAATTCAGGGTCAAAATCTTGTTCCCAAAATTCTTGGATAGCTTCGGCAAGTTCAATATACCTATCGCTCTCTTTTTGTGAGCCTGATAGCCTTTTTTTTAACCAATCAATCATGCTATTCAATATATGTGAGATTAAAGGTTGAGCTATCGATATCTATCGAAATCATTTCATAAAGAAAAGACGGTTCGTATTGCCCGGCAATGTTTGCCGTAAATTTTGCCCCAGAAGAGGCGACAAAATAACCGGTATTCTGGATAGATTCATATACTTCTGACAAAGAAACTTTTGGTCTCCTTGATGTTGAGTTCTGCCCGTAATATAAAGTCAGTTTATCTTTGATCGCCGTCTCAACATCCGATAGCACCACGCTTTTAAGCACCTTCCCTGTAACAGACACAGTGAATTCGACATGAACGGGATCTTGCCATGTGAACTTACGATTGAGCAATGGCACATTATTTAAAGCCTCGATACAGTCACTTTCCAAACCGCTATAATCTTCGGCATACGCACAAATAAATATTCTATTAATAAAATCAAATTGTAGCGATCCGGCCATTGCCTCGGCCTCCGTTTCTCCCCACGCCTTGGCAAAGATGATTTGGGAGAACCGGCGTTTTAAAAAAAATACATAGTCATCGTCCCACACTAACTTTTCGTTGTACGTAGGCCAGTAACGAAGATTATTTCTTATTTCTTCTGTTCCTTCTGGTGGAGATCCACCAGAGACGGATGTACTTACATGGATTTCAATCTGTGCTATCTCTCTATTTGAATCAAAAATATCATTTGTAGGAAAAAGTTCCTGCCCATTCGAAAGAAAAATATCGCCTTTGGTTTCGAATACATCAAGCCGAATTTCAGTATCTATAGTGGGGATACGCCCAAACATCCCATTGCCGAATCTTATACCGACCTGCTCAGTATGGGCGTAAAATTCATCGTACACCCTTGAGTCACTTTCGGCATTTTGGAATAACCTTGCATATTGATACTGTTCGAAACCATAGCCCTCATCGACGAATACATCGAACCCGGCAATCATAGAAGTAATATCCCGAGACAAAAGAATTTCATAAAAATCTTTCTCTTCTGACACCGTATGTGTAATTTGGGTTTTTGTCTTTTGTTCAACCGATATAATAGAAGATCCGCCAGGGGGAATGATGGAAGGTGCAAGTGTTCGACAAACAATATCACCATCAGAGTAGAGTTCTACATATGCTGGCAACGTAACAGAATTCGCCCCTTTATTCCGTATTTCTACAGCTCCCGTAGCAGCGATAGGCTTGCGTGGTAAATATTCCCTATCTTCCGCATGCGCGGTAATGCTTGATCTGTTCAGGGCCGATGCAATAAAAAATTCTTGTTTAGTCCGCTCTGCTTTGAATTGAGCATCCCGCAATGACCATCCGGCCAGAATAGCTAAATGCTCAACAAACTGTGAATCTTGCAGGTTTTGCCATGACGGTTTGCCTTGCAGTATTTCTTTAAATTTTTCTACAGACTCTTCAACACTATACATTACAGGTAACCTCATGGCTATATCAATAATATTGAACTTTTACAGCATAGTATACTTTCAAAGAGAATAAAAGGTGTTTTTCTCTTTAAAAAGTATATTTAATATTAAATCATTTGCTTTTTTAGTAAATTATAGTTTCAACAATGATACTGAATCCCCAAACTGGTGTCGGATAACGATCTTGCATAAGTCAATTTCCATAAAATCGGCTCGGACACCGACAAAAACAAGATCCCGAATATCGATTTGAATTTTTTTAGCAATTGCAATCTCAATTGCAACATCAAGACTTAAGTTTGTAGGATCGAATTTAAAGGAGCTGAGAGCATGACCCCACCCGGGTTTGTCGGCAACCGTCCCAACAGGAGTCGTGAGCCATTCCCTTATTCTTTCGGCCAATGCCTCCCCATCACCAAATTTGGTTACTTCTTCATCTATGCTGGATTTAATCAGCCGGTCAGCTTCTCTTATGATATCAGTCATATTCTATCATGCGCCATAAGGGTTAATGTTGAATCATCAAATTCTGTCATAATTTGTGGAATTTCCTTCATGCCTTTTTTCACAGACCCCATTATTGATTTTTTAGGGTCCAAGCTTAATGCCAGTTTTTCGACTTGCTTTGCCAGTTTATCAATGGATGGTTGTGTGGAGTTCGGTTCTATTGCCCTCCCGGCATCGGCTGTCTCACGAAGCTTTTGAATTGATTCCGGGTTAGGCTTGTCTTTTTTTTGAATTGTGGCTGTGGCTTCGTTGGCAATTTCTTCTTTGTCATTTTTGCCACCGAAAAACTCATAAATACCCTTTGCGATATCAGCCGTTTCAATATCAGCACCGAGCATACCAAGGCCACCTGAAACCAACCCACCCATATCTAATACATTGGCCACTGCGCTGGCTGTTTTTTGCCCACCAGTTGCCTCTTCACCTTCTTTAAGACCAAACGCCTTAGACTGCATTTCTTTGTCGTTATAGCCCTGGTATGCATCAACCCCAGCTGTCGCAATCGCTGCCACCGGCCCGAGCACTTTTAGCATTTTACTGGCACCGGAAAGCGCCTTTAACATACCCTTTCCACCCATTTTAGAGGCCAGGCCCGCTACTTTAGAGGTTGATTTGGTGGCAGTTTTCTGCACAGCGGTCTTGGCAACCTTGCTGGCCGCTTTTTTCTCTACCCGGCTGGCCGCTTTTTTCTCGATTCTATTAGATACCGAGTCAGTCGCCTTATTTGTGGCCGCTTCTGTGACATTCCTTTTGATATTTTGGGAAGGTGATGCATCTTCGGTGTCGTTTCCAAAAAGCCCTCCGAGCCCACCGAGCATAGAAGGGAGCATTCCATCCATGCCCATGCCACCGCCAAGGACAGCTGTTGCTATGCCACCAAGCTTGCCAAGTTTGCCAAGCTTGCCGCCACCCTTCGATAAAAGTTTAGCAAGGCGACTGCCTTTCCCCCCTTTTTTGATGTACTTTTTTTTCTGGTTTTTCCGCTTATCTTTTTTTTTCTTGTCCCGACTTCCATTGCTATTGCTAAAAAAATCCTGACCCGTGTCTCCAAAAAAACCAGAACCACCACCGCCACCAGCACCAGCACCGGCAGCGGCCACGGCACCTACAAGTTCATCATGCCGTTTTTTAGCCTCTTTATCGGTCGCTTTAAGAGTATCTGAGATATCTCCAAGAGCTTCGGCTTGATCATCTCCGGAGTCATCATTTTTATTGAGCAACGTCTTTTCAGGACCAGTGACAAAATGTCCTTTCCCGTTTCTGAGTTTGCCATTTTTATCTTTTTTATACCCTTTGGATAATGGTTCGGCCTTTTCTCCCTTGGAAGCAAACCCCTTTATCTTTTCAATGGTTTTTTCTTTTACAGAAGATGCTTTTTCCTTGACCGTAGTGATACCGGTCTTGTCCATGAGTGCCTTTTTGATCATCCCAGTCACACTCTTGTCATCGGCATTGGATTCGTTCAGGCTCCCAGCAGCATCACTTAATTCCTTTATTGATGCCCAGAAGACACCGCCACTTGCCGAGCCAACTACATCTTTCAGATCATCACTTTTGCCGCCACCCTGCGAAAGAACGTTGCCATCCCAACCCGATACAACGTCCTTAAACTTATCTGCGAACCCGGTTTGCTCCTGCTTTCTTTCTTTTTTGAGCTTTACCTCGTTTGCAGCATCTTTGGACCCGACTTCTTTTATATCTGTTTTCTTTTCAGTCGTGGATTGTTTTTCTCTGTTGGCCTCTTTTGTTTTTAAAGATTCCTGTTTTTTGAAGTCCTCCACCCTTTTGCTTACCAAACTCTCACTAAAATTGTCAGTATCTTTTCCGCCGACAATATCAGTCTGTTCTCTTTTGAGTGTTTCAGCTTTTTGTGCGGGGGAGATGGGGACAGCTTTATCTGGCGTAACTTGCACGGATGAGTCAACACCAGGCCGCCCCCATGGAGCAGATTTTAGGGTATTCGTGGTACGTGGTACAGGAGCTTTGTAGCCATCAGCGGCGCTTGCCCCAGCAATCTTAGAGGCCCTGATTTTTTTTCTGATAGATTTAACAGGGTCAAGGAGTCTCGTATTCCTTTCTATTGAGGCTAAAAGGGGAACTACGCTTTTATTGATGGAATCTTTAAGCCCATCGATGCTGTCCCATTGATCAGAAAGAATATTAACCATACTTAAAATATGGTCATCGGCTGCATCCTCAAATGGGATTACAGATGGTTCCTTTTTAACTATTTGAGCATCAGCAATAGGCATTATTTTTTTCTTTTCAATTTTTGTTTTTTGACCAAGGCGCTATTAAGAGTGATAGCCATTGATTTCGGGACGTTTAATAAAGATCCCATGTCCTGCCCTCCGTAAAGGCAAAGATTTTCAATAATCATTGACCATTGCCTCTCATTATATTCTTGGAATGTAGTCGCTATTCCGAAACGGTAAACGCAATTGCGTCCCTACCTCCTTTTCGTGCTTTGTTTTGGTGCATGGGATTGATGGGGTCAGCAGGTATATTCTACCCTTTTCATAAAGACTGGGTAACCCATGCTCCATTTCGGAAATGGCTGACTCAACCTTATCTGCCAATTCGATAAAGGCCCCTTGTCCCATTGCAAGTATCTTCTTTTCCCGGAAAGCGATCGGGTCATCCTCCCCTTTTTCTTCCGAAAATTCGAGACTGTGCATAAATTTTAACAAACTGATCCTGGCCTTAAGGGTTTTTGCCTTCCCAGACCCGGTGCCGTCAGATTTTATGGCATCCATCAATTCAAGGCGTACCATTTCAATTGTTTCCAGGCTTTCCCCGGATAATGGACGAACAATTACGGTTCCGTCTTCAAACTCAACGTCACGTTCGGCTTTCCCCTGGATCACCTTGTAGTTGTTCGCTATTTGCCTTAAATCCACAGCAACTGTATGGTTTTCTCCGCAAACCGAGCACTCAAAGGATAATGCCGGGTCAAACTCATCTGTGGTGTGCATCCAGTACCAGAACAGCGCTAAACGCCGATCTTCACCGGTCCATTTTTTGGGGTCAGTAAATGTTGCTTTATCTTGCAAGCGCTCAAGAAAAAGACTTGTAACAGCCTCTTCCATGCCTTCTTGCACACCAGCAAAATCAATTGCATCTGCAACCGTTGTCTCCCTTAACCGGATTGTTACACTCGGATTACTCGGGAGGGTTATTTCAGGTATTGTTTTCATATCATCCGTGCCTTTCTATGAACGAAATTGAATAAATGTCATCGGGAATTCAAGAAACATTCCATCTTCCCGGGACTCCGTTACATCTCCACGTTGAACAGGGAATATTCCCCATGTGTTTCTCAGGTCTTCTGTTCCATCCTCATTTAGAGCGTATCTTTTGGCCTTTCTTACATAACCACTGCCGTCTATACCTGGCAGGTTCACCGTGCCGTCAGCATTCACAACTTCTGTGGCCCAATCATCGAAAAATTTTGCTACCCTCTCATCCCGATGATCCCTTACCGTCATAGACAAAGATACCGGTTCTGCACCGGTTGGGAACGTAAGAGTTTTGCCACCGACTTTTACCGGATCGTTCGCGATTTCAGTTGGCCCAAAGGTGATGTCTTTGACATAAATGTCCATGTCAGCTGGTTGCCCGTCTATGTCCAGCTTAAACGCCCAGGCTTGCTTAAAATCAGTTCCGACAAGAGTGTGGACTTTCAATCGTAGCATGTTAAAATCTTCTGACATCAATCACCTGGCTGTTAAAAATGCCCCCACCACACAAAGTAATGGGAGGGGGCATTATTTTAATTAATTTGTCTAATTACGAACCGGCTGCGATTCCACCACCACCGGTAAAATACAGCGTGTTGGCATCAAGGGCATATGCCACAATACGAATAAAGCCACCAGCACCAGGGGCTGTTGACGTAAGCTCGCCCGCAGTGCCGCTGATATAAAGAGCTGCGCCCACCGTGAATCCATGGCCGGTTACCGTGACCTTTTTACCAACGGGCATTTGAAACGTACCCTCTTCACCGGCTGCAATTGTGCCAAGGGCCATTACAACCAAAGGGTTTACCGACGCTACAGCATCTGCATCAGCCATGGTAATGGTTCCAGCTGCGACCAGATAACCCACCTCACCCACAGTGAAAGCATTTGCAGCGGTGGTCGTAGCCACGAGCTCGAAATTTTCATTGAGTGTCAGTCTGTTCCCGGAGACAAAGCCCTCAACGCCGGACCCATCGTCACCCCACAATTTAGCATCATCTGGTTCCATTTCTCTGTACTCTTGCTGATAACTTTCCATCGTGATTACTCCTCTTTATTTATGTTTTATTATTTTTAGACCTGTTATTTTTACCACACTGCTACAGGGATACCAATTGATCTGGATTCTTCCATGGCCTCCTCAAGCTGTAGAACTCTTTCTCTAAGTTCCTGCTTTGACGGCAATTCAATAGCTATGTTGGTAGCTGCGGCCACAGCTCTCTCCCTCTCTGTGTTTGGGACATCAATCAGAGCCACAAGATAATCAAGTAGAATGCTGGTCATTCCAGGGGGCAGACTCTCAGTAAGAACCCATTCTCTGAGATTTTGAAAATAATGCACCGTGACAGGAAATTCAGTTTCATCATCAATGACTACAATGTCTATTTTATCGTTTTGGATAGAGCTTTCAATATACCTTGTATTCGCGTCCATGGCCGTCATGATTTCAAGATAGTCAGATGGGAGACTAATCGCACCCTCATCTTCCGGGTTTATTTGAACCGTCCCGACAGATCCTGCCTTCTCTTGATACTTGCCAAGAGCCTGTTTCAAAAGTATATTTAAGGATGTTGTATCGTTGTGATAAAGCACCGTAAATCTTGTTTTTGCTTCATCAAGAAGCTGTGTAGGAGTCAAGAGTGATTACTCCATTGAAAGTAATTCTGCTTCATCATCAAGCCAACCAACCCAATTCGCATGGAGTGTCCCGGAAGGCTTAATTAATGTTGCACCATCTTCAACGGAAAGGTCAGCTCCTTCCAATTCAAGCCAACAATCTTCCATCACAACAGTGTTGTTTTCGTTGGAAGAGGTAAAACTTTCACCAAGCAGTCCCACGACGACCTTAAGATATTTTTTGTCTTTGACCCATTCACGGATCGCTTGATATGCAACCCCCGTGATGACTTCTTTGAATGAAATGGGAACTTCCTGGGCATTTTTAAACCGGCCCTGCTGGTTGAATTGAACGCCATGAGGCCCAAACGACTCAATATTTTCTCGCATAAGAGCAGGAAGTTGAGATGTTTGGATTAAATAGGTAATATCCGGGTATCCTTCAATGGTCATTTTGAATTCATCACCAGAAACGCCCTCTCCGAGTGCCAAAAGTTTTTTGTACGATTTTTTTACCAGGGCTACATTCCCCTGCACACCTGAAATATTGGCCATTATAGGCTCCTTTTGTCCGTACCGTTATCTGATATCGGACCTGTTAAGCATTTGCATAGTTTGGATGCTGAGATTCACTTCTGCGCGGATAAACAATCCATCTTTGTTCACTTCTTTGTCCAAAGGGACAGATACGCTTTCAATTACACAATCTGGGTAAATGGCATTCCGGCCAATATTTATCATTACTGTTCCGGGGATTCTTCCGAAGTGATTCCCTGCTGAATTCCCTGTAAGGCTTACCGGCACGGTGCTGTTGACCTGAGGAGATGCCATTCTTTCAAGCGCAGCAAGGGCATCCATAACCTCGGTTTGCGGATCACTTAAAGCATAAAGTTGTAGAACAACGTTAAATTGAGTTGGCCTATTTCCGCCCCAGACCTGCCGGGATTGAAACGTGGTGATACTTGTCCTGCCTGTCACAACTTGAGCCACGCCACCGGTCACCTCTCCACCACCGGTCACCTCTCCAATTTTTGACCCGGCGGATTCCCCCTCAAAAGGAGAGTCCCAATTGGCCTGGATCTCTTTTGATGTGCCTTCCCCGGTAACGCCACAAACAAGAACGTTTCCCTGGGAAATCCAGGTTTTTAAGTAAGGGGAAGCAGCGGGGTCATTATTCCCCACGGCCTTCCCCTGATCCCACAAGTAGGACATGCGTTACATGCCTCGTTTTTTTCTTACACGAGCAGATTTGGCCCTGTGCAGTTTAGCAGCAGAGGTGTTCGATTTGCGTCTGGCTTTTTTGAGGCCCGCCCTTTGAGCTGATGACAAACGAACTTTTCCGGAAATGCGTTTCTTTTTAATCACCACTTTCCCGCCACGGACCACCTTGGTCTTTTTATATGCGGCTTCAAGAATGGTATCTTCGATACCTTCAAGACCACCAGCACACTCAAAGACAGCGCCATCGACTCCGGTTGCGAATGAGGTTGTTATCTCGCTATCAGATGACGGCATCTTGTCCATGATACCGGACAGGAAACCACCAAGTTTTTCACCGGCAGTATCATCTTCGCCGTCAAGGAATTCCTCAACATTGTCAGCATCGGCACCAAGAGAAAGCATGGCATCTGCGGCCATCTGCCATAGATCTTCATAAACGGCTATTTCTTCATCGGTTAATTCATCGTCACCGTCAAGATCCGCCATCCCGACCATGAATTCGTCAAAGGCCAGGTAAGAAAAGTCTTCACCATTAACCCATGCCAGGACAACGTTCATGGCCATGGATCGCATCTGGGCGCTTGCCAGCTCACCGGCAGAGTCGACATTTTCAAGGATAAGACCATCGGGGTCATCCTTATTGGGGTTTTCTCTCGCCATTAAGGGGGCCGGGACAATATCTCGATCCTCCTTATAGTTTGAATAATTAAATTTCATAAAATCACCTCTTTTGATTATTTAATAAGGACCGGTTGTCCAGCAATTCGGCGAGCGCTGCCAGTGGGGCAAATAGCCCATTCCACATGCCACAAATCAATCTCAAGTTGTTTAATCGTGAGGATAAACGGCTCTGACCCATCTTCTGCGGGATTCCTGGGGGGGACAAGTGCGCCGGAGGTAACAAGTTGTTCCAGGATCTCTTTGGTCAGAGTATTCAAAATCTTATACGTTAACCCATCCGGCTCAAACTTGGCATACCCCGCCGCTTCAAGAAACCTATGGTCAATGTAGTCCAGGATATCATTGACCCAACCAAACCGGCTGTAGTTTTGCATATAATGAAGCGTTAGATCATCATCAATGACCGCACCCCCTGTATCAAATGCAATAACGGGATTGATCCTGGCAGTATAGAGGTCATCACGATTAATAATGTCATCCGGAAACAATGATTTTACACCAGTGCGTTTTAGCATGCCTCTTTTGGCGCCGGCAGGAGCATAATGCACACCCGGCACACTACCCGTAAAGATGGCATTACAAATGGCTTTGGAAGCAACAGCAGCACCAGATACACCCCAAACAGTTTTTCCGCCCCGCCAAGGATCGGAAGCGCTAAATGGAGAATGGTACGCTCTCATATGGCGAGAGGTGATACCCGCATCGGTAAGCCAGGTGATGGCCTCATCATGGGGCAAGTACGGAGGAATATCAGCAAAGGCTGCGCAATGACGGAGATCGGCAATGGCCGCAATATTTGCAACAACATCGGTGTCGTATGAACCGGCAGCAAACAAGAGATTTACCGTGATGCTTTCATTCTTGAGAAGATCCCAGGCATCGGTCCAGTTTTCGGTTGTCGGCTCGCCACCGTTAGTACCACCCACAAAGGCAAAAGATTTGGGAGAGGCTACGGTGTCTTCAATGGCTTGAAGGGTTTCCAGGGCATCTGCCCAGGCAAGATCCTCATTCCAGTCACAGGAAAAAAGATCTGATTGCTGCTCAAACACAGTTTCGATATAAGCAGGACGGCCCATATCATCGACATCATCTGGATTCACACCCACGGTAAAGGACTCAAGGGTGTATGTATCGCCCAGACTATCCTTGTCAGTGATGACAATATCAAACCGCTCTTTGACCGTGTCTATGTTCTCAAATTCAATCGCCCGATTTACAGACGGATCACCGTCAACAGGAGCGATAAGCATCAAATCAGAAGCGGCCAAGGTTAAGGTGGTACCATAGGCTTCGGCATCGGCTGTTTCATAAATCGTGAAGATTTCCCATTCAACATCAGTACCCGCCGCCGCTGGTTCTGCTACCGTAGTACAATCAGCGATACACCGAAGGACAGTCGTGGTGTCAGTATGGTTGATAAGATCGCCCACTACATAATCACCGGCCTCCCAATCGCCCGTGTCTTTCCCAAAAGCAAAAGCCAGTGATGGGAACTTTGCTGTTGCGTCAACAACCCGGACAACATTCACGTAGTTGCAATAAGGTGTGGCATCGGCCAAGTGGCGCAATCCTTCCATTCCAGTGGTTTTTTTGGTCAACGGTTTGCCGAAAATATCTTGCCAATTCTCATCCCTGACCTGGGTAACTACCCCGACCGGCCCTTTGGATGCAATAACAACCGTTCCACCGACAGAGACAGGCCCCCCGCCGGTCTTGAACGTATTGTCAATCACATTGAGAATTGTTATTTCGGCAGCGTTGGTAATTGTATTTTTCATGAATTACCCCTTCATATATTTATTAAAAGCTTCAATAATGGCCGCATCTTCATCCTCACAACCTCGGACCTTGATATCTTCAATGTCCTTCATTTCTACCGTCCACCATCCGCCACCAGTTTCTTTGGCGGAAATAACGTCAAGCTTAAAAAGGTCAAGAGTTTCATCGTTGTCAGATTCATCCGGGTCAAGTTCAACCGGGACGGATTCGTCCGGGCCTGGGTTCTGAACAAGTTCATCGTTGTCAGATTCATCCGGGTCAAAACAACCTTCATCAGACTCAACTGGGGTTACTTTGATGGCTCTATGCTTAGAAATAAGGCTATCCAGCCACCGGCCAACGATAGGCAGGTCCGGGAGATCAATAACCACGGAATTTTCCCCGTAGGCATAAGGTGGGATCTCAACCCTATGCCCGGGAAAATTGACAAGGAACCTATTGCCAGTTGGATTTTCAAGTTTGATTTTAATCGTGTCCATTCATCCCCTCCCTCTTAAGTCGCAATGATGTTGAGAATGGTGAAACATTTCCTTCCATAGAACGGATTCAGGTCACGATAACCAAGCTCCCACAGAGTGGAACGATAAACCAGATCGGTCATGGTCGGGTGCTTAAAGGACAGGGCGGGAATCGCGTCACCGGCCACATAACCAGCTTCGCCATGGCTCTGACCCTTGGCGAAACACAAGGCCGAATATTCTGTACCTGCGGGATCTTCGAACAAGTCCCACATGCCGAAAAGACGGCCCACGTAATGGGGCTGTGCCATTTTTCGATAACCGGGTGCTGGCACAAAGAAGGGAGCCTTCATGCTACGGAAAACCGCGCACGCTTTGGGATCACCAACCAGGCCAACAAGACCACTAAATCCTGTCTGAGAAACCAGCATGGTATCAATATTCAGCAGGGTTTGTTTGATGGTTTCGTAATGCTCGTGAAAATAGGTACCAGCCGGAACGGTCATGTCCCAAGAGGTGGCATTCTTCGCAAAATAGTACAGGTCGCGGAGAATTTTTCTATCTTTGTCAGCGGAAAGCAGATTCCTCATGGCTTGCATTGCCATGTTATCCGCATTCATGTTGTATTCACGCCGCAGACCCCAGAGGGCTTGCAAAGTTGTGGATGCACTAATTGCAGATTCATGGGGATAAAGTGTTTCAGATGCCATAACATGATCAACGCGGGGAATCAATGTGGGGTCTTTTTCAATATCCACATCATATCCGATATCAACTTCAATCCCATCCGCAACAGCCACAGAGAATACGGGGTTCACAGTGCCGGTTGTATAATCAACGGTGCCGGTAACATTGACAATTGTTTCACCGACCAGGAAAGTACCAAAAATACTACCGGAACCATTATCAGCAGCGACGATATCATGATCATGCAAAATTTTGATACTTTTCTGTTTAATGGGGTAAACTTTGCCGAAAACAGTGTTCGAATCAAACTGGAAAAAGTTTGCTGTAGTGGATGCAGCACCACCAACTTCCGTGTCGTCGCCATCGGGAGCACTCCAACGCTGATCCATCACGGAATAGCGGGAATTGTAATCATAATCGATCACATCGCCTTTTGTCAGATCACCGAAAGTGGAACCGGCCACTTTTGAAATTTTGAACATTTCGGACTGATTGAAGTCCCCAGGAATGGAAGTGATCATCTGGGTTGTGATGGATTGCAGCATAACCGGCAGGATCAATGCAACCATGCGGTCACGCATCAGGATGCCATCGGAGGAAGATATCTCATCACCAGCCGCTTCAAAAATACCAGTGAGCTCGTTGGCTTCCCCGGATGTTATAAGAACAGCATTCTCAAGGGCTTTGTGAGCCGTTGCCAGAGTTTCATCATTTGGCATACCAGCCTGATTACAATAGCTCTGCAAACTCTTGGAATGAGTGGCAAGAACCATTGCTCCGCCTTTTCCAAGGGATTCATAGATACTGCCCTTTGCAGCCGCAGACAATCTTTCTTGCTGCTCTGCTCTGCTACCAATAAATTCACCGGTTGTTTGATCGACAACAGATTCCAAAAGAACGCTTTTCATCGCTTCTGCTCTCTGTGCAATGTCAACTACTCGTTCATCGTACTTCGTTGTTTTTCCCATCTCTACCTCGCAATTTTAATTAATAAACTTTTTCATGCAAAACCTTTAAAGTTCACAATTATGCGAGTTTCTTTATAATGTAAAGAATTGGTGTTTCATATACATTGTATATAGATATATAAAGGGAATTATATATAAAATTTCGGTTTTTTATTGTTTTTTGAACTGGGAAGAGTATAAAAAAGCCCTCATACCGAATAGCATGAAGGCTTTTCTATGTTTTATTTTATTTTCACAAAGAGAATTGAGAAGTAGGTGAGTCAATCATTATCAAATGTATCAGGAGAGCCGGTAACGGTAACACCAACTCCACAAAATTCTGTCACCATATCTCCTAATCTGTGCGCCTGGTGGCTATTGATAAAAACGTCGGGGCTGCCTGAGATGGTCATATTGACACCGCAATGTGGGCAAGAATGCACGGCGAAATCAATTGGAGCTCTAGAAGATTTTTTATCATTCGTGTAGGTATCAGAAGACCCTGTAATTCTAAAGCCCACTATCCCATGAGGACAACACGGCAATCCATGAGAACCGACACCAACCGTCAGATCCCCCAGCCTTGTTTGTCTTGGCATTATTCGACCTCTATAACAGGGACAACACCGCTCAAAGGGTTTGGTGCCGCATTTGGGTTATTGCCCCATGCTTTAAGAGCGGCCCAAGACACCTCGACAGGGGGATTGGTCCATGCCGGATTGTCCTCTACAGAAAATAACATAGGGGGCTTGTCTTCGCTATCTGCTACCTTGAAATCACGGCCATAAATCAACCCGTTGCCGTCAAGATCTTCATACGCCATATATTCATTAATGAGCTTTGCCGCATAAGGAGCGCTTGACCCGAAATTCCACGAACCACAAGCCACGGGAATGTCGCCACACCCATGGTTGGCCCCGTGCCAATGCGCCCCGTGCACATGGTTCAACGATTTCACCAGGCTACTCCCGGTTCCTTCAGCGGCATCCTTTTCGATGTCGGTACCAACCATATTTTGCAGGTATACCGAAAGGCTATTACCGGCATCCTTCTCACTGTTGATTCCAAATATATTTTGCAAGTATAATAGTAAGCTGTGTTCTGAATCCTTCTCTGACACCTTACCTAGTGTCTCTTGCAGGTATACCGAAAGGCTATTACCGGCATCCTTCTCACTGTTGATTCCAAATATATTTTTAACATATTCAGTCAATGATTTTCCACCGTCCCTTTCGGATTTAACACCAACCATATTTTGCAAATAAGCGATTACTGAACTGCCATCATCTCTCTCGCTGCTAACCCCGGCTATATCTTTTAAATATGCGGTCAGTGATTTGCCCGCATCCCTTTCGCCTTCAACGCCAATCAAAAGTTTTAGGTAATCCAATATATCTGGAGTTGCTAAAAGCTTTAGTATAGAGTCGGCGTTATCTGCGGTTTCTCCAAGCACATCTTTAAGGTAT